AGCGTTACGGCATCTTAACTTAGACGAAGGAGAGGTTAGCCTATGGACTCTTACGCGGTCTTTAGACAAGTTACGACATTGGATTCACCTATGTTATAGCCAGAAAACTTTTATCGCAAGTTACTGACGTAATTCGGCATTGGATTCACCTATGCTATGACCAACAATTATATATACATAATTTATTTTGTTTTTGTTTTTATAATAAACAAGACATTGTTGGAAATCTTGGGATTTTTTGGCTTTTCACTGCCGCATATGACCTCATGCTCACATAAGACCACTCACAATTTAAATTCCTTTTCCGATCTTTCTTCCGAGTTCTAACGCTCCGGCTATTTTTCTTCCATAGTCTCCATTAATAACTTCGGGTAACATATTTCTTACACTTTTCAAAAATGTAGTCAATGCTCCGCTATCTAATGTAGGTGCTTCTGGAGGAGACCAAGATCCGAAAGGTAATGTAGGTACATATTCAACATGACAAACTACTTCAATTCTAAAGGTATCTGTTACAGAAAGTCCGTTAAATAATATCCACATTTAGTTTCTATAGTAAGCTTCTTAACTTTAATCATCAACAGCTATAGAACTATTTCCTTGTATAAAACAATCATCATTCGGATCCAAAAGCAACCATATCAAATCAGTTCCGGTAGAAGGAATCATTCCTGATGCTATTTCATAACTGGTTGGGTATTAACGCAAAGCTTAAGGACTAGGTATAGGTATCAAAGTTCCATTGTAAGATTATGACTTACCAGGTAATACTCCACAAGTAATTGTACCTGATTTGTTAACTTACTATCCTGTTGCAAAAATCCTAATACCTGTTGCTAATGTTCTAGCAGATGTCCATCTTTTTGAACTATCTGTAAATGATATTGTAGATTAATCTACTGGTCCATTATTTACAGATCCTCCACCAGCTAATGGATGAACATATACTTGGTTCGGGAATGTGACAGTTGCTGGAGCAAATGTATAATTAGTTGTCACTCCTGGATTAACATCTTTATTAACGTTGAACCAAGCAAAACCATTGGTAGCTTATTAAAGAGAGAAAGCATGCGGTAAAACACAACAAACAGCATTACCTACTCCTGGAGTAAAGTCATACTCTAATCTATAGGTCAATAATGATGTTGGTTGGAAAAATTTAGAAGGTCCTCTGACTGCTTCACTATTAAATGGTGAAACTACCATTCTTTCATATTTCTTATATTCAGAAATATTTGAGAATTAATCTTTATAACTTTTTCTTATCTCACCATCAGTCATCATCATTTTCCTATTTTTATCTAAAATATTTTTAACTTTCTTTCTCTCTTTCTTATCTTATTCGGTCACTTATTTTAAATTTTAAACACTTTATGCTAGTTTCTTTACTTGTTAAGATAGGTTAGCATTATCCTTTTTAACAAGAGCCTAATTTACAGTAGACTTCTTACTCTTTCCACCTTGGTATGGGTTTTGATTTTTATTGTTAGGAACACATAAGTTTTTACGTCATCGATTGTCAATCTAAAACAACATAACAGGTACAGAATCCTACTAAGGTTATTCTATATTTATTATGCTGACCACCCCTGCCACCTCAACTACAATCGGTGATTCATTAGTTCCTCGCAATTAGAATGTTCTAAACACATCGTGAGCCTATGACATTTTCTAAAAAGTATCATATTTATCTTGGTGTTAATTAGGTTCAATAACATCTGGCTTATATGTTTTATCCAACATATATTAATTCATCTCAGTAAAATCATTATTAGCCAATCCAACTAAAATACTTTCAAGCTAATCATCAACACCTTCCATATCTCCTATCCTAGTTGAAACATAACGGAAGATATCATCATCTTAAGGAGTTGAATACTAAGAGAATTAAAGTTATTTATATTTTCTGCCCACATAAGTTTCATTTTATTCTAAATATTCCATTCCCAAAGAATCAGAACATTTAGGATGATATTGTAAAAATTCTTTAATAAATTGAAGGCCTGGTCCACTCAAAAATATAGAATTGGTACAAGATTACTTTAACATATCTAATCTTACCTCGAAATCTTATAATTTCTAAAAAGGATATTTAGAATCAGTAAATTATTAAGAAATCATAATTCTAGGTAAATTACGAAATAATCTTATTCCAACCTCTGGAAAATAACAACCATTTAAACTGAGGAAGGTAAATACTTCATTTGAAAATACTAATCCCTTCGTTACTTATCCAAGACCATGAACCATAAGGCTTTTATCTGTAGTATACACACGATAAAAGTTTCTTTCAAATTTTTCCTTATTTTTGTTTTCTGTAATGGACAAAACATCATCTCCACAAACAAATAAGGAATAGTCTTTAATATTAGATAAATAATAAGAATATTTCAAATAAAATATAACCCTCAAGGTATTTCCAAAGGTAGTTCTAGTCGGATGACCAGAAAAAACTGTACCAGTAATCTTTGCTTTTAAAACCTTCTTTTTATTATCGAATCCAATAATATATGCATCAGGGCTGAAAACCATGTTACGGATTCTATCTCTCTAAGCCTCGGTCAACCAAGATTCTCTATCGAAGATTTTATCTATTACCTACGTAATTAGATAATTATCAATAGAATCTATAAGAGTTTTGTGTTATCTAGAATCGTGAGCATCTCCGTCATTACTAATAAACAAAGGATCTTTGTATTTTAAATACTCACTCGTGATAGCAGCTTCTTTTTATTGTAGATCCATATCTCCAATAAAATGACTACAAACCCTCTTCAAATTCTTCTTACAATTATAGCAACCCATCCTCCATAAACTTTTAAATATCCAGAAGGGTTAAATATATTACGCGATCTCTTTGAAGTTGGTTCGGATCCTGAAGAGATATGATATTCTCCACTCTTAGTGAAGACTTCATAAGTAATATCTCTTCTCATAGTCTTTTCATCAACTGCTTCATGCTTAAATTTTTCTAGATAGTTGGCATACATTTTATGTTTCTATGCATCCACTTCTCTTATATGTTCCATATATTCCTCGAGAGAATATGTTTAGAAATTCTCTATGAAATCAAAAACAAAATCAGATTCTTAAAAATACCGTCGGAAAGATTAGAGGTAATTATAATCACATTAAGTTTTTCCTCCTCCCTATCTACCTATCAAACCAGCAAACAAATTCATAACACATCTATCATACGCCCAGAGATTGGTATCAGCATTAGTGTTCAATAATTTTCTCTTTGAATATGAAGATCCGCAGGAACAGTATTTGTTATAAAAATTATAAAAATCTGAAATGGAGTCGAATTGCCTTTCTTTACCTTCGTAATCGAAAAACTTCAACTCTGGAATCGATACATAAGATCTTCCTTAATAATCATAATATTTAAGATCTTTTTAATGTATTGATATATGTTCTTCTCCTCTGAGTTAGAACCTTCTCATGACTGCTCTATCAAGTGCTTTCATAACAAAGTTATAAAATTTGTTATAAACTGAAGATTATTTGAGCCAGTCAGCGTATTATACTAGGTATCTATAATACGACTTGTACACAAAGAAGACAATAGCAGCAGCTATAAAGCTAACTAAAACAACAAAGAATGTATTAACAGCTTCTTTATGTTGGGTAGGTTTAATCAATTAAGTTGGTAAATAAGCTGGTATCAAATATTATCTACCCAATTAAGTAACATTTGATAACTCGGAAGCCATATGGAATTCATGCAAACATTCTCCATAAGGGTCATTATAATCTTTAGCTTCCTTTGTAACTGTAACAAAATCTGTGGAAGTGCACATTATCATTTAAAATTTAGTATCTTGGTCTTTTTAATTAGCAAATTTAGTTGAAATGCATTTTTATTAACTATATTATAAAAAACTTCTTCTAACAAAAAAGGCTCCATGATACTAACCATCAAAATTTTAGTATTCCAATTCTGATGTAAAATCTTCCACGCATAAAATTTAAACATTATATCCTATATCAATACTATATTTTTTATAGGATAGGTCAGAGTCGAAATTTGACCTCTAAAATACTGGCATGTAATAAACAAATCCTTTCTACACAATACGAGCTCTCAATCCTTTCTAAAACCAATTTAGAGGAATCTAATATCCAAAGAATCTCAATACTGCATAGATTAACAAATCTTTTTATTTAGCAAACCATGCTTAAATTTTATCAAAGATATTCTCATATTAAGGTACATCTGAG